CTATTCTTCCTAGTTTATCAGGTACCGTAGGTTCTGTTAGCGTAAGTATAGACGGAGAAGCGAACGTATCGATACCGCTAGATGATGAAGGAGAAGGACAACTAGGTGCTCCAGTAATAAAAGCAAACTCAGATGTTCTACCTACGGGTCAAGCCGCAACGGGTGGAGTAGGGGTAATTACGACAGCAACATTTAATACGGTACCAGTACCAGGACTTAGTGCAACTACAGCTGTAGGAACAATTGTAGTAAGTGCGAGTGCTTCACTACATGAATTTATTGTTGGAATGGAAGCAACTACTAGTGTTGGAACTCCAAATATTTGGACATTAGTAGATGACGACCAAACCGCAGGATACAATACTATAAATACAACACAATCAGCAAGTTATAGTAATGTAAACGATACTCAAAACCCTAATTGGGATGAGGTAGCGTAAACAGATTTTATTACATATAATTGAGGCACTATGGCGAGTACATACGAAAACAATCTCCGATTAAACGAAATGGGGACTGGGGACCAGTCTGGTACATGGGGACAGGTAACTAATACTAATTTAGATTTAATTGGTGAGGCTTTTTCTTACCAAACCGAAGCTACATTCGATAGTGATGGAGCTAAAACTGCTACTATCGGGGATGGAGTATCTGATAAATATAGAGCGATGTATATTAAAGTTACTTGTGATGTAAGCACCACTTTATCCGCTACTAGAACATTAAATATAGCTCCTAATACAGTTTCTAAAATGTTTATTATAGAAAACGCTACCACAGGCGGACAATCAATATCTGTGTCACAAGGTTCAGGAGCTAATGTAACTATTGCTAACGGAACTGCTAAAGTAGTATTTACTGACGGAGGAGGAACAGGAGCAATAGTTTACGATGGATTCGATAAAATAGATTTAGGAACTAATGCTAAATTAAACGGTAGCACATTTGTTACAACCGCAAGTGCAGATACACTTACAAATAAATCTATAGATTCAGCTAACAATACAATAACTAATATTGTAGACGCTGATATTAAATCTGACGCTGCAATAGACGCTAGTAAAATAGCAGACGGAACTATTAGTAATGCAGAGTTTCAATATCTAAATGGAGCTTCTTCTAATATACAATCACAATTAGACGGCAAAGGAGACATAACCGCTGTAGTAGCGGGGTCTAATCTTACTGGGGGAGCGACCTCTGGTAGTGCGACTCTTGGAGTAGCTAGTTCTCCAACTTTCTCAGGAACAGTATCAGCTGCTGCATTTAGTGGACCAATATCCACAAATTCAACAGTACAAGGAAACTTAATACATAATAGTTCATCGGGTTTTTATGGTTCAAGTACAAGTGCTGTAAGTAGAGCACCTGATGTTTTAAAAAGGGATATAAGATTAGCGAGTACTGGGGGAACTGTCACAGGATATAATTGGCACGTTCTCGGCACTAATACTCGTAGTGGTTTTAATGGCACAAGCACTAGTGGTAATTATATTTACTTACCCGCAGGAACTTGGTACATCACAGGCGATTGTCAGTTATCAAGAGTTGCTAGTGATACTGCTGATACAACATATATGTGGTTAGCAACTTCAACAAGTCCTAATACCCATTTAATAGATGGAACAGGAAATGCTATCGGTGACTGGAGTACTACCTTTTTTAAAGCTGAAAGCACGGTTTATTTAAGCAGTGGAGCATATATTGGAATTCGTTTTTATGCTGCGGAAGCGGTAAGTTATGGATATGTTAGTTCGTATTATAGTAATCAATACTCAAGTTTTGCTCACTTAGCAGCGTGGAAGATGTCCTAATGGCTATAGATAGAACGGGATTAAACGAAGAAGAAATAAATTTAATCGAACATTGTGTAACTCTTGAAGAACAAGGATTAATTGACTCTGATGGGAGTGTAGTTTCTGGTAAAGAAACTGAGTTTGGTTTTGATAATCTTAGTAAATGTTTGCAAGAAATATTTGCTGTTAATGAAGCTACAAGTACAAATTCAATAAGTAAATTTAAAGCAATGTCTGCGGACACTAAAACTGATAAAGTAAATCAAGAAAAATTAAAAAATATTGCAGAAGCTCAACTATATTTACGTAGAACAGATTGGTATGTTGTTAGGGAGGCTGATTCTGGTAAAGCTATGCCAAGCGATATAAAAACTAAAAGAGCAAAAGCTAGACAAGACATAGAGGACAACGAGTAATGGAAATTTTACTATGGATAATATTTACCGTAGTTATTAGTAAAACATTACTAAAAGCAGTAGCTCCTTACACAAATAGAGCACTAGATGACAAACTAAAAGAATACTGGAAAAACTTAAAAGAATATTTCTAATGCCTAGAACAACAGTAAACGAAGTAGATAAAAGATTAAGTGCTCATGAAGCGGCATGTGACCAACGTTGGAAAGAGAATTATCGTAGATTAGATTCTATAGAGAATGGAATTCTATCAATTAATAAAACTATTAGGAATAGCTTAATATTCACTGCTACTATTTCCTTGACTATTGTAGGGTTTCTAGTAAGATACACTTTGTTTTAGGAGGGCTAAATGGAGTTCTCCTCAGAAACTAAATTATCAAAACACTTTAAATTAAAAGAATTTGAAAAATCTCAAATGGCTTATCGTTTAGGTATTGATAATAGGGTTACTGACAAAACAATATTTAATAATTTAAAAAATTTAAGTGAGGAAATACTTGAACCTATACGAAATCATTTCGGCAAACCTTTTACTCCTAATTCTGGTTACCGCTGTTTGGAGCTCAATAGAAAGCTTGGCTCTCGTGACACTAGCCAACATACTTTAGGTCAAGCCGTAGATATAGAAATCGTTGGCATAGACAACGAAACGCTATTCGCATATATAAAAAATGAGTTAGACTTTGACCAAGTTATTTTAGAATACTATGATGGAATAACTCCTGATAGTGGTTGGATTCATGTATCATACGTAAACCCTGAAGAAAACAGAAAAAACAGTTTCGCATATGACGGGATAAATTATAGAGTAGTTTAATGCCTTTACTAAAATTACAATTCAAACCAGGAATCAACAGAGAAGGTACAAATTACAGTAATGAAAGTGGTTGGTTTGACGGTAACTTAATACGTTTTAATAAACAAAACGTAGAAAAAATAGGTGGTTGGAGAAAAGATAACAATAATACCTTTTTAGGTAATTGTAGAAAATTACACGGTTGGACAGATTTAAACGGTACAAAATTTTTAGGATTAGGTACAACTAGTAAATACTATGTTGAAAAAGGTGGCTTATTTCATGACATCACACCATTAAGGGAAACAACAGCCGCAGGTGACGTAACTTTTGCAGCAACTAATGGCTCAAGCGTAGTTACTGTTACTGATACTAATCATGGATTAGGAGTAGGTGATTATGTAGCTTTTAGTGGTGCAACTGATTTTGGCGGTAATATAACAGCGGCTGTAATAAATCAAACGGGAGCAACATATTTAAATCAAACAGGTTTCATAGTCGCTTCTGTCACAGACGCTAATACTTATACTATAACTGTACCAGTAACAGCTAATTCTTCTGACGCGGGTAGTAGTAAAGGTGGGAGCAGTGTCATAGGGTACTATCAAATACAAATAGGATTAGATAATTATGTATCTGGAACAGGTTGGGGAGCAAGTACATGGGGAGACTCAACTTGGGGAAGCACAAGTCCGTTAGCTTTTGCTAGTCAATTAAGATTATGGTCACATGATAATTACGGAGAAGATTTAATTATTAATCCTAGAAACGGTGGTATCTTTTTCTGGGACACTTCTGCAGGGGTAGAATGGGCTAGTAATAATAATCACAATAGGGCTAAAGCGTTATCGGACCTCGCAGGAGCTAATTTAGCCCCCACAGTAGGGTTATTTACCCTAGTATCTCAGGTAGATAAACACGCTATTATTTTAGGAGTAGACCCTATTAATACGGCAGGAACAGCTAGAACGGGAATAATTGACCCAATGCTTATTGCATTTAGCGACCAAGATAATGTTGTAGAATGGGAACCTAAAACAACTAACACTGCAGGTGCTTTAAGTTTATCTGAAGGTAGTACTATTGTAGGAGCAGTAAAATCTAGGCAAGAAATATTAGTCTGGACTGATACTTCTTTATATAGTATGCAATTTATTGGACCACCATTTACATTCGGTATAAATTTAATAAATAAAGAAACAGGATTAATCGGACCCAATGCTGCAGTAGTAACTTCAAAAGGTGTTTTTTGGATGGCGGTAGATAATTTTTATGTTTACACAGGTACTGTACAAAAAGTTCCTTGTACAGTTTTAAGTTATGTTTTTGACGATATGAATATTTCAGAAGTATATAAATTCCATGCTTTTCTAAATGAAGAATTTAATGAAGTAGGTTGGTTTTATACTTCAAAAAATGGTTCTGAAATAGATAGGTATGTTTCTTACAATTATGAAATAGGAGCATGGGCTTATGGAACATTAAGTAGAACTGCTTGGCTAGACGCGGGGACAGAACCCTACCCAAGAGCTACAAGTAGTAATTATTTATATGAACATGAATATGGTTACGATGATGATGGTAACCC